GCCCTCAGTTTTGCCAGGGTGTCGCGGGTTATGGTTAGTTTGATTTTCGGCATTACGCGGCTTCCTGCTCAGTAGTTAATTGTGACGTTCGGGATTTGGCATCTTGCGATCAGAGTGATCGCCTGCTTTGCGCAATCCTCCGGCATCCCGCCTTTAATCATTGCCTCAAGAGCTAACCGATTAACGGCGCCTCGATGGTCTTTGTCGGCTTGGCGCGCCAGTATCTCTTTCTTCTGGCGCTGTTCTTCGGCCAGCCGGTCATCTTCAATGCGCTCGTGTTCGGCTTCGATCCGTTGGCGTTCCTCTACAGCGTCACGCTGAGCTTTATCAATAGCAGCCTGGTGCTCACGCTCCCGGCGCTCTGCCGTTTCCTTAGCTTCATGCTCTTTCCGTTCGGACTCTTCCTTTGCCATGCGCTCACGGTAGGCGGCGGCATCACGCTCTGCCTGTGCGGATTGCTCAGCTTGACGGCGTGCATTTTCTGCGGCATCTCTGGCAATCTGTTCCTCGCGCTCTTTCTGTGCGCGTTCTGCCGCTTCTTTGCGTAGGCGTTCAAGCTCCGCCTGTTCAGCTTCGTGCTTTGACTGGCGCTGGACAGCAATCTCAAGCGCCGTGATGGCATGCTCTTTTGCCCGGTGAGCTTCTGCTTCAAATTCCTGAAAACTCTCGTCAACAGTGATTGCCTTCAAGTAAACAAGTTGCTCAGAAAATAGGTCAGCGCTCAGATCGTTAAGAAACAAAAACCCTTTGATGTATTCAACCCGCTCTTGATGTTTTGCAATACGCGCATCTTCAGCCGCTTCCCACTCATTCAGCGGGCCTCGGGCTTCGTCGCGCCATGCGTCCAGCTGGTCGCGCCACCGCTTGCGTTCGGCGTCAACCTTGGCCGGCTGCTTCTTTAGATCGGCCACAAGCTCTTTCCCGAGGTTGTCGATAGCCGTTTTGCTCTGGGCTATTTTGTAGGCCATTGATGCGTACTGCTTTCTGCCTTTCGCGGTATCCAGTGCCGGGGCGTCGGATAGGAATTTATCAAGCTCCTGGCGGATGGTTTGCAGGTACGGGTCAAGCCCCTTATCCGCGGTGAACGTCTGCAGGGCAGTCTCTTTTGGTGGAACTACCACCAACTCGGATGATTCTTTTTCCATTACTGCGCTCATGCTGCTTCCCTCTTTTGTTTGGGCCCGGCAATGCTCTGCACGAAACCCGAAACCATCCTGTGAAATTCCATCAGGTCGCTTTCCAGCGCCTCGATATAGTTGTCATCACGCAGCACGCGCTTAACGAACAACTCTTTGCCGACCGGCTCCAGCCATGGGCAGTACATGATGAAGTCGCACCACTTGCGCCCGGTGATCCACATGCCGCCTTGAATTTGGTCAACGTAATCGTCAACGGCGCTGTCGGGATCACTCCACGTTGTGCCGATCTTCTGGCAGTTGGCCGGGCACTTAATTTCCACCATGCCGTCGTCATCAACCAGACCGTCAGACGAATAGCCGAAAAGGCGGTCATCGGTCATAAGCAAGCCGGACTCGCCAGCCAGCAAGCCGGTTTCCATCTCATAAGCCATGCGAGCCATCGGTTCCAATTCTGATCCCCGGCGCATCTGCCAGGTTACAAACGTGTTGTCCAGCGGCTTGCAGGCGATCCGCTCAAGCGCAACCGTCCATGCGTAATCCGTGGACTTTGCCGCGAAGTCACCAGCGCCGCCGCTCTTGCTCTTTTTTGTGAGTTTGGCGCGGGCATCAACAAAGCGGGATGCAGTGATAACTGTAGCTCTGGCTTGCAGCCATTCCTCAGACCCTTGCGGTAAATTGAGCGTAATCATTGCGCCACTCCTTCCACTGTTTTCTCTTCCAGCTCTTTCAGTTCAGCGCCGCGTTTCTCGACGGCAGCTTTGAACTTGTTGTATGCCGGCAGGTCTTTGGCCTTCTTAAAATCGACCAGACCGTTTGTCCAGATCTGCTTGAGTGCGTCAGTGCTTTCCGCCTTTATAACCAGGTCAACCCAGCGGTTCGCCAGCTCTGGATCCGTGACGGGCTGCCCAGAAAGCTCAATGCCTTGCCCGCCATCTGTGTTCAGGTGGTGAATGGCCTGTTCCAGTCGCTCGGTCTTCGGCCAATACTTGTAAGCCCGTTTAACGACGGTTTTCTTCCGCATCTCGTCCGAGTCAGTCACCCAGGGGCATGATGATTTTTTGGCGATCCAGGCCTTCCATGCGCTTGAGCGGTCCCGTATGGCATTAACCTCTGCCTCGCTCATGGTTTCCGTCAGGTAGTCACCATCGGCAGTCTTAACGACAACGTAGACGCCGCGAGGGTCGCCCCGGTCAGACGAGAATGGGTCAAAGCTGTGTGTTGGTGGCCGGTCCATGCCGTTCAGCGAAAAGCTGTCATTGGTGTAAACGATTTCAGCCTGCGCCCACCGGATCGAGCCGGTAGCCATGGCCAGATCCATTAAGCCGATGTAGCTAATATCGAGGCAGACCTTTCCATCTCGTGGCACCAGATACGCCTGCTTCTTTGCCGGGTTAAGGCTGATACCAATGGCCGCGATGTTGGTCACGGCATTAACGACTGACTGCCGGTTGCTCAGGGCAATCTTTGTCATGTAATCGCTGGACTGGATGAGCTGGACGGCAAAGCCCGCCTCACGCTCAAAGTTCAAGCCGGTTTCGCTGGCAACCGCTAAAAAGGCATCCCGAGTCGCGTAGATGTCGCTGCTAATTGTTTGAATCGCTGTACTGCTCATGCCGCACACTCCATCTGTTTCCGCTCAAAAATCACCGCATCAACCAGCGGCGCGTCCTTGACTACCTCGGTAATCGCTTCAACCTTCAGCTTGGCCAGGCTTTTTTTGGCGGCCCCGTTGAGCGCAAAAACCGAGTCATAGAAAATTTCAGGCTCCATTGTTCTCATCGCTTCAACGACTTCGTAGGCGCCAAAGCTGTTGTAGCCATCGACGGTTTCTAAGTGGAAGTCCTCACCACTGGCCAGAGCCGATGTCATCTCAATGGCCAATTCTTCGGCGCGGTTTTCAATCTCTGCCGCATCGTCAATCTGCTTCTGGTTCTGTGCTGCGTTCATTGCGTCGGCGCCTTTTCCATCTTGGCCAGAATTGCGTCAACAGCCATCAATCGCGCTATCGCCAGCGCCTCAAACTGTGATGCCGCCAAATCAATAGGGTTATCGGTATCTACACTCCTGCCGATAAAAAGCTCAATCCCTTCTTTGCTATTGAACGTAATTGCATCGCTATCGACGCTTAGGTGAGCTGCAAAATACTCGCGCTTGGAGATGCCACCTTCGGCACCGGTGCCAAACTGGTCGGTCGGCATGGCCGGCAAATCTGCGTTATTCATTTCGACCCCCTACGCACACTCATTGCGCACGGCGCACTGGCAAGGCAGACGATGGTGCTGACGACCAGGCCGATGATTAGGACTGCGGCTATTTCGATTAGTAATATCATGCTGCCTCCCCTTTTCTAACCAGCGCCGCAATCGTCTCAGCGCCTTCTATGTCAATCGCCAGCTCAGCAAATGCTTCGGCCAGCGCCAGTGCCTCTTTCCGCGTCACAAAAACCCGCGCTTCTGGCAATGTGTCGTCCAGTTCGGCATTCAGGTCTAGCTGACCCATCTGGCCCCTGATTGTGTGGAACACGTTTCTACCGGCTGGGATTGGGTGATGTATCGTTGCGTCGATCATGCTGATTGCCCTTTCGCTACTGATTCCGCTGCAGCCTTAGCTGCTGCTTTAGCTGCCTTCAATGCCGCAGACTCAATCTCGTTCGCCAGTGCAAAAAACGCATTTGCAATGGCCCGCGCATCCTGTGCCGTGACGGTCACGCCCACTTTCGAGCCGGTGTCCTCGGTTAGAAAAAGCGATCCCGCATAGCCGGTTACGGTGTCGAATGTCTGGCTGTGGCCTGCTTCTGGCCGGTAAATGTCGGTCATCATGCTGATTTCTCCGCAACAAAATCCCGGCCAAGGTCAGTAAGGATTGCGCCGAAATACGGCATTTCGTCAGTGCCATCCCCGCTGTAAGCCTGGGGCTTGGTGATTTTTATTAGCTCTGGGCGGGCAGATTTAACCTCACGAAGATCTAGCGCTATTCCGTAGTTGTAAACATCAGCCCCGTTAGCCACTGCGGCCATGCTTTTGATCTGCTGGCTAGAAATATTCAGATTGCTCATGCTGCCTCCTTATCCGATTCTTTCTTGATCTTCTCGCCACAAAGCGGGCAGTAGCTCATCAAGAGGCTGTCCTGCCCTCTCGCTGTATGCTTGTGAGGCTCGCCAGATTTTTTAAACTTCTGGTACTCATAAGAGACCGGCAACGTAACCGCCGAGGCCAGTGAGTTACCCTGTAAAAAAAGCGATGCGTTTTTCCACTCCACTGTCAGCGTTGCCGCTTCTTTTTCCGACAACTGGCTCTTAAAGTCTTCGGTGATCTTCTCTAAAAGCTCCGCAAAACATTTACAGTTGCTCATGCTGCAAACCTCAAGTTGTCGCGCTTCTCGGTGTACTCAGCCAGCCGCTGCGCATTTGATTTAGCGTCGATGCCGGTCAGCGTGACCGACTGGATGGGGGTGGCCGTAGCGCCGCGTACTGGGCGCCGGCTGCCGGTGAAGGTGATGCGTTGTGTTGTGGTCATGTTGTTTAGCTCCAGTGAATATCTTATGGAACTAACTTTAGTAAACTAAACTCAGAAGGTCAAGAAAATATTCAGTAAACTTAACTGAATTAATTTTATTTTTGGTGGTGTAGGT